TGCCCAAAATGCTACAAGCTTCACCGACTGTTTCAATGTCATACCCTGTAAGTTTTTTTGCTTTAGCAATCGTTTCATCTTCCCATTTCTGAAAGGTTTGTTTGTACCAATTTGAATCTGGAAATGCGTGTTCAAACTTTAAATTTTTTGTACTTGAACCCTTCTCCCAAGTTTTAAAGTTTGCATCTTTTTTTAATCCAAAGGCAGTAATTCTTTTTTTCTTTTCAGCAAGAGTTAATGGTTCTGCAAACTTATTGCTTTGAGTATAATTTTCAGCTATTTCAATGGCATTTTTTGTACTTTTTGATAAACTTGCTTTTGTTCCATGAAGATTTCTAGCTGCGGCATATGTTCCGTTACCATATATACCCTCGCCAGCAAAGTAATTGTCCCCAGCCTTGCCTATACCCTTGAACTGGTCATTCCAATTATCATTAGAAACTCCTCGATATAAAACAAGGTTTTCACCATCAGCACCTTTTACTAAATCTTTTCTATCTTTTAATGCTTGAACATTTTTTACCCTTGTCGGTCTTTTATTAAAACCCTGTTTCCAAAAAAGATAATCGTTGTACATAGGTGAATCTTTTGTAATCACTTTTTCTATGCTCAAACCTTGCTCTAAAGATTGAATCTTAAAATCAATAGGCCCTGTATATGGATTCTTGATGCCTCTTAAAGTTTGTATTTTTATTTCATGTTCTCTAAATTTTTTAAGGTCAGCCAACAACTCTTTTTCAGTAAGCTTTTTAAGTGGCTTTGATTTAACAAAATCAGATGCTTTAGCCGTTCCTACAACAGCTTTAGGCTTGGGCTTGGGCTTTGGTTTGATATTTGTAGGCTTTCCATAAATCCTTTGTAAATCTTTTAAACTTCTCTCACTGTCATCATCACGTACAAATTTCTTTATTGCCTTCTGTCCTGATCCTTCTTTCTTTGCCAATCTCTTAAAATATTGGACTTTCTTTGCATTACCTAAAGTTTTAACCTGTAGCTTTTTATCTTGTTGTAAAAGCCAATCACCATATTTAGTATTTTGTGGAACTCTACCTGTTGCACTTGGTCTAGTGACAACTTTCCCTATTGGTGGCTTTTCCAAACTTGGATATTTCTTCTGCAATCTATCAAAGTCAACAACAGGAACAGTAGTAGAACGACAGTTAAAATGCTGTGGTGGTGTTGGGCCTTTGTTATATGCAAACTGTTTACCATCAAGATCTCTGCAAACTGCACTGGTTCTACTGTCTAAGGTTGCGACATATTCATATTTAGGGGCAACTTTACTATTTGCTGCATAAACAGCCTGTGAAGCCTGATTCTGTACTTGGTTTACAGATGTTCTTACAATTGTTCTAATTTGATGATTAGCAAGTTTAGTTCTTTCACCACCAGCAAGAGCTAATTGTCTTGAGGTTTTAGCTTTTTGACCAAATTCTAAATTTCCAATCATTCGTCTTGCTATCTCTTGTGTTGATTCTCCGCTAAAAACACCCTGCCTTATATTTCTTGCAAGCAACTCATGTTGCTTTGTTGCTATACCACGAAAGGCTTTCTCTACTGTGTCTCCATTTGGTAAGGTTTGCATTGCTCCCTGTCTTGCCGTTAATTCAAACTTTCCAGAACCAAACCTTTTAAAATCATCTTCTGTAAATTCTTTACTAGTAAATATATTGACTTGTGTTGGATCTGTTTTAACAAAAGATTCTGCATATTTTCTACTAACAGCAACAGAATTTATTGGGACATTACCAGACTTTACAACTTTTTTTAGCTCATTTTCTATAAATCCAGCCTGCACTTCTGCCAATCCTTCAATCTCTCTTATCATCTGCTTTGTTGTAGTTCTTGACCATGTATCTAAACTTATCTTTGACTGTTGAATTATTGCCCTTAATCTTTTTCTTGTTTGTGGTGCAACAACAACCCCTGCCCCAGCTTCAGCTTGTCTTATATTTATCTGCTTAAGTTTCTTTGCAGCCGTTAGAATTACATCGTTATATGCCTTCTGAAAGTCTTTTGCAACAGCATTACTATATCTGTTTAAATCAATAGTCTCTCGAAAAAATGCTTCTGGTGTACTCATTCATCAAGCCGCCTCTTCTGTTTCGTCATCATCATCTGTAGCTGGTTCTTCTGGTGCTTCCATTTCTACCAACCCTCCGCTTTGCGTGCTTTCCATTTCTTCCTCAATATCAAAGTTATCACCAAGAATCTCACCAGCAGATAATTGATTTAATAATGTTTCCTGTGAAATAGTGCCAGCAGTAAACAATGTTAATAGGCTTGTTATCTCTTGAGGCTCTAATCTTGTAGAAACAAAGTCTCTATTTACAAAACTACTTCCAGCGTTAGGTTCATTGAGATATTCGCTATGGAATCTTAAGCAATTATCAATCAAGTCTTGCATCTGTTGGGCAATAACCATCATAGTGCTGTCATTCTGTGACCTATCTATCCTTTTTGCCTCTGCTGATTCTCCTACTAACTTCTGCCCTAGCACCGCAGCTAATGATAATGTGTTTATTTGCTCTTTTAGATCACCAAGCCTTTGAAATTGGCTTGCGTAACTGTCACTAGATGGGCTGATATATTCCATGCGTGACTCAGGTGGTAAAGCTAAAGCCTCACTTGGGCCTGTTGTTATTTCATCTGCGTTTGGATAACCAAAGACTGCAAGTAAAGGTACAGAACTGATATGCAAGATATTATCCAAGTCTGATTGAATCTGATAGTGCTTTAGATTTAACTCTGCTATGTCATATAAAGGGCTGCGTGACTCATAAAAACCAACCCTGTTGGAATATGCCACAGCAAACGGAATCTTATCTTTAAGGCTCATTTCTCCCTCGTCAAATAATTTATATTCACTATTCTTTTTATCTTTTCTATGGATCTCATATCTACCACGCTCTAAAACTCTAATCTGTTTTACTTGCTTTTCCCCATACTTTCCATCAGGTTCTACAACATTTTCCAACAACCTTAACTGTGTAAGCTGTCTAACACCATCTATAATCTCACTTCTCCACCCCAGAATATTTTTCGGACTGTAAGTCACCCAGTAAGGTCTGGTTTTATCTCCTTCTTTTGGTGCATCTACAAGCACACCACAATGCCCGAACGAAATCGCTGTTCTGGCTGTTTCATATAGCCAGACATTCAGATCATTCCCTTCTAGGTCTACGTCAAAAAGTTGCTCCCTCACTAAATCAGAAACATTATCTAAACGGACTGGCTTTCTTGTAAGCATACCTGACAACATTTTTTCGATTCGTTGTGTAAAAGGAACTACATTGCTTCTGCTAAGTCTGCGATCATAACTATCGTCAGTTTCCCTTTCAAGTTGTGGGAGGTATTTTCTATGCTCACTCCTTACTTTATAAGTTCCCTCTCTGAGGTCAGTTATAAGATCCCAAAACTGTGCCATACGTTGATATGCCGCATTTGGTGATTCAACTGTCGATACAGCCTGTGTTATAGGTTGGTTATAAATATTTAATGAGCTATACACAGTTTTTCCTCATAGTATCATTACTTTTAATATATTCTAATTCCTGTTGGTCGCCCTGCACGTGCAAATAATGGATTAAATTCTCTCCAAATCAAATATCCAAGACAATCAGCCATATGGTCATATCCAGATTCTTTATCTGGTTCTCCTTTTTCATTGTATGACTGTAGTTCCATTGATTCTATTAGCTTTCTGCAACTGGCATGGATATGTAAACGTGTTTCCCCCTTGCCGTTACATAAAAGAGCCTGTACGGAAGAAACCCTGTCTCTGATTGGTGGATTGCTGCGAGGCGATTGATTACTGAACCCATACGACTGCAAAATGGCAATATCAGTTTGGCTGCTGTTTGTACTCCTGTTTCCTCCACTTGCATCTGGGTAAATATATATCTTGTTCATAGGGTATCTTGATTTAATAGTTTGTGCCAAAGCATCTGTATCGTAAACCCCAGATATTTCGTCAAATATTAACAATTTTTGATCTTGTATAATACCTATCACAGCATTTGTATTGGAAATATTAAAGTCGATCCCGATTCTTAAAGGTTCAAGGCCAATCTCAGGCATGACACTAGTAACATTCTGTTCTCTGGAAAACCTAGGATAGACCATTCCTGTGGTTAGGTTGACAAATTCTCCGTTGAGATAAGCGGCCAGCATTGATGGATCGTAGTTCGCTTGCATACGCTCTATAAAATCAGTTGGCAAAAACTTGTTGTCGTAAGTTGACATTTTGATTAGCTGCCTGTCTGTTCTTTCTTTTGCTTCATCTGTACCAAATGTGTTGTACATCCAGCGAAAGCCTTCTGGTGTACTAGCTGCACAAAACTGTCTGACATTACCAGCCCTGAGTCGTCCAAGTATCTTTGGAAAAGCGCGATCACAGATAGTTGGTGAAACTGTGTCTATTTCGTCTACCAAAACATGAGATAAATTTAATCCTATTATTCTTGAATAATTTTCAAAACTTCTACATAAGAGTTTGCTATCACCTTCTTTAAAATGCAAAGTATATTCTGGTAATGGACTAGCTCTAAAGCTGTAAGGTATTTCGTAATGTTCAAGAAACTGGTCAAAATCTGTAATCCATATATCCCTTATTAATGGCGCGACAGGTTCAAGTATTGCACCAATAAATCCTATATTCTGCGCTGCTAGCTTTATTGCCATACTGCACAATGCTCTAGTTTTACCAGCACCATAACCAGCAGATAAGCCAACAATTTCTGATTGATTATCAAAGAATTGTTGTTGCGGTGGGTGTAAATCTGTTCTTATGCGATTTAATAATTCATCAGTATCAATATCAATACTATGGCTGCCTATATGATCTAATACAGAACCTTCTTTGGAAAGTATGCTCAAGACATCACCTGTGCAATTTTAGCCATCGAATTTATACAGCCTAAAGCTACTGACAACTGACTACTGTTTCTTGCTTCTTTTTGCAATGTCGCAAGCTGTGACAACATTTCTGCGGTAAATTGTCGTCTATCAATATCAAAATCTTCTTTTAGAATCTTTCTTGCATCTGCAATATATTGATCTGTTTGTCTTTCCTTGATACCCCAATCATTTGCAGCCAACTGCATTATTTGAGAGCGTGTGTGTCCAGTTGACAAAAGTTTTGCAACTTTGTTCAATCTGTAGTCAGCTTCAGCTTTTGTAGATCGCCCTCTAGCCAATTGTTTAGGTTAATTAATAACAGTAGATGTACTAAATGTAGCTTGATTCACTGTTTTTTGTCGATTTAATTGGATATTTTGTTGTTTTTCCCAGTAATTTATGAGGATTTTTAATTCAATAATTCTTGACTGTGCTGCAATAATTCTATCTTGTGTTTTCATAAAGATTTCATAGTGAAAGTTCTTAATTGATCCTTAACTTTCTGCACTTCTGGCGGTAAATTAGTTTTGTTTTGCTTAATGTTTTTAGCAATAATTTTATTCATAAGCTTTTGTGTGTCAGCCCAGCCTTTTTTTCTGATGTTGTGTATGTCTCTAGCAACATCAATTGGTATTTCTACCCCAAGTTTGTTTCTAATCTCACCAGTCTCAGTTCTAAACCCATGAGAGATAATAGAGCCATCAATGTCGTAAGTTGTATTTGCTTTTTGACAATGACAAATAAGAGCTAAATCAGAACCAGTGAATCTTCTGCCGTCCTCTAGTATGTCGTAGTCAGGATAATGGTTATTTACTAACCCGTCTGAATTGTGGACTATTCCTGTGTCGTTACAGGCAAAACATTCGTAGTCGGGAATGTTGAAAGTTACTTCCCTGTCTATAGCTGCACGTTTATAGTTTTTCATTTGTTTTTAAAATATCATTTTTTTGAAAATAAAAATATTTTTCATCATTACTATATTTATCTTTTAAAAATGAAACACCACCTATATTTTCGCTAAAGGTTTTAGGTTCTGTATAAATTATTTTTAATCCTTCTTTAATTTTTTTGTAGCCTATTATTCCAGAATATTTATCATAAGCATAATAAATTTTTGAATTTGTCATGGGGTGTTTTAAAAAGGGGTGTTTTTAGGTTTTTTAAATGTAGCTGTTTTCTTTACAGATGGCAACTCTAGGTACTGTTCATACTGGCCGTTTTTAATCCATCTGAAACAGTCAGGGAACAATGGAGTAAAGTTATCAGCCTTTAATTGCTTTGATCTAG